TTCATATATAAATTAACTACTATACATAAATTATTCTACATAGACGCGTATAGTCGACGGCCTAGAGACTATGTAGAAATAACTAGGAGGATACTACTATGGCAAAAACTACATTTTCAGGACCAGTACAATCTTTAAATGGATTTATTGGTGCTGGTGTTGGAGCAACTAAAGATTTCACAAGTGGAACTTTAACAGTTGCTGACTACGCAGGAAGAGTTATTAAAGTCAACGACGCTGACGGAAAAATAACTTTACCTTCAATCAATGCTTCCGCTGATTCAGCTGTTGCAGGTCCAAATGATGTTAATAACCCAAATAACTTAGGTGCAACTTACACTTTCTTTATTGAAACTGCTGCAACTGATTTGGATATTAAAACAGATGGTACTGACAAGTTCCTTGGTTCGGTTACAAATGTCAATACAACAGATAACGCTGTTGTGACTTTTATACCAGCTGCAACCAATGATGTTATGACTTTCAACGGAACTACTACTGGTGGTAAAGTTGGTTCAGTCATAAAAGTTACAGCGATTGATACAGCTAAATACTTAGTAGAAGGTATGAATATCTGCACAACTACTGCAGGTAATACAGCTACAGTATTCGCTGACGCATAATAATTACTGGAGCTCCTTCGGGAGCTCCTACAAATTTTAAGGAGAAAAAATTATGGCAAGTAAAGGTGATATACAAGCTACTAGATTTGAAGCTGCTACAACCACTGCTATTGTTGCGCCCCCAGTTAGATTAAGAGGTATTATTGTATCTAACAGTGACACAACAAATGCAGGCAAAGTAACTTTGACTACAACTTCACAAGCAGGTGAAGCTTTATTTACTGCAGATTGTCCAGCTGGAGATGTAATTAACTTTTCATTCCCAGAAGATGGAATTTTATTTCCAAAAGGAATATTTGTTTCAACATTCACAACTATTTCAGCTGTAACTTTATTAACAGATAAATATTCAGGGCCGAACTTAACAGCATAGGGGGTTAGATGGCTAACACTACTTCCGGTACATACGTCTTTGATAAGAACTTTGCAATTGATGAAATAATTGAAGAGTCTTATGAAAGAATTGGCTTGCAGCCAAATGCGGGTTATGATATTAAAACGGCGCGACGTTCCTTAAACATTCTATTTCAAGAGTGGGCAAACCGAGGTTTGCACTATTGGGAAGTTGCAAATAACTCAATAACTTTAGTAGATGGTCAAGCAACTTATACAATGTATCGTTCGCCCGGTGATGGCACTTCTGACGCCACTAGTGTATATGGCGTTGATGATATATTGGAGTGCTCTTATAGGAATGCATCTTCTATAGATACACCTTTAACAAAAATTAATAGATCAGCTTATCAAGCTTTATCTAATAAATCATCTGAAGGACAACCTGTACAATATTTTGTACAAAGATTTATAGACAGAGTTACAATAACTTTATATCTTACTCCAGGCTCAAGTGAAGCAGGTAATACAATTAACTATTATTATGTCAAAAGGATACAAGATGCTGGAATTTATACAAACGCAACCGATGTACCTTATAGGTTCGTTCCTTGTATGTGTGCGGGCCTTGCTTATTATTTGGCTATTAAAAAAGCGCCACAAAGAATCCAAGAATTAAAAATGCTTTATGAAGATGAATTACAAAGAGCTTTACAAGAAGATGGTTCTTCTTCAAGTGCATACATAACCCCAAAAACTTATTATCCAAATGTCTAATTTATCTAGAGGAAAATACGCACAGGCAATATCAGATAGAAGTGGTCAAGCATTTCCATATTCTGAAATGGTTACTGAATGGAATGGAGCCTTTGTCCATTATTCAGAGTTCGAGCCTAAGCATCCACAGTTAGAGCCAAGACGATTCACGGCTGACGGACAAGGATTACCTAAAGCTAGACCTGCAAGAGTAGAACCTGCTACACCAAATTTATTACAATCAAATCCATTTAGTTTAACTTCAGGATCAGGAACTGTTTCTGTTTATGAACCAAGTCATGGAAGAACAACTGGTGATTTAGTTGTATTTAGAAATGTTGATGGTACTCCTGGAGGAATTGCATTTTCTGTATTTGAAAATGCAAATGGATTTAGTATAACAGTAACAGACACAAATAATTACACGTTCTCATTAGGTGCTACACCTACAAGAACAGAAAAAGGAGGAGGTATAACTGTGACTGCTGGTCCAGTGACCTTGACACCATAATGACATACGCAGAACTAGTACAAAAAATTAGAGATTATTGTGAAGTAGATTCAAATGTATTTACATCTACTATTGTAGATGGATTTATAAATGATGCTGAATTAAGAATTTTAAGAGAAATAGATTCTGATAATAATAGACAATATGCTCAAGCAGATATTGTTGCAGGTCAAAGATATGTAAATACACCATTAATTAATGATGAAACATTAATTATTCGATCAGCTCAAATCACCAATTCTACAGGTGGAGCAGATAATTCAAGTAGATCTTTTTTAGAATACAGAGATACAAGTTTCATATCCGAGTATAATCCAACAGGAGTACAAGGAGTTCCTAAATATTATGGTTATTGGGATGAAAATACAATTATACTGGCTCCAACACCAGATCAAAATTATAACATGCAGATAAATTATATCTTGAAACCAACTGGATTATCAAGTAGTAATACACAAACATACTTAAGTAAGGAATTTCCAAACGGCTTATTGTATGCATGTTTAGTTGAAGCTTTTGGCTTTTTAAAAGGTCCTATGGACATGATTCAGTATTATGAAAAAAGATATGCTGAGTCAGCACAAGGGTTCTCAATTGAACAAATGGGTAGACGAAGAAGAGATGAATATCAAGATGGTTCACCTCGAATTCGACAACAACAATAATAGGAGTAAAAAATGGCAATAACACAAGCGGTTGCAAATAGTTTTAAAAAGGAAGTGCTAGAAGGAAAACATGATTTTCAATTTTCTGGTGGTGATACTTTTAAACTTGCTTTGTATACTTCAGCTGCAACATTAAGCTCTGCTACTACAGTTTACACAACGACTAACGAAGTTCCGGCTTCTGGTCAGTATTCTGCAGGTGGTGGAACTCTAGTAAAACCAAATCCAAGTACTTCAGTTGCATCAGGAGTTGCAATTGTGGACTTTGCGGATTTATCTTTTACTGGTGTTACAATTACAGCTAGAGGTGCATTAATTTATAACACTTCAACTTCCAATGCGGCAGTTGCAGTATTAGATTTTGGTGCAGACAAAACAGCAACTTCAGGAACATTTACAATTCAGTTCCCAGCTTTCACAACTTCAGCAGCGATTCTAAGAATTGGTAACGCGTAATAGGGAGGTAAACCTATTATGGCCAACGCTTGGGGCGAACTTAGTTGGAACGCAGGTAATTGGGGTGATCAAAACAATGTAACAATATCTGTTACAGGGTTTGGGAATTCTATTGCTCAAGGTCAAGCTGGAGGTTTTCCTTTTCCAGGTTGGGGTTCTTTAACTTGGAACGCAGGTAGTTGGGGAGACACTTCAAATGTTTCTGAACAATTAACTGGATATCAATTAAATATTTCTCAAGGAGATGCTTTAGGAGTACCTAATCAAGGTTGGGGTTCCGATTCTTGGGGAGTTGAAAATTGGGGTGAAAGTGGAAATGTTGTTAGTTTAACAGGTTTAGGTTTAACAGTTGATTCTGGTGAAAAAGAATCTTGGGGTCAAGCAGGATGGAATGCATCAACAACAGAATGGGGTGGTCCATATATTTCGGAGGTTGCTATTGGTCAACAAGTTGACGTATCTGGTCGACAATTAAATATTCAAAATTTAGGAACTCCTTTAATATTCTCTGCAACAGAAGTTTTCTTAGATCAAAATCCATTACCTAATTTAACAGTGGCAGAAGGAACAATTGATCCTGGTCCTGATGTAGCATTAACAGGTATAGGTTTAACAACAGATGTTGGAACGGTAAGTGCCTACAATGAACAAGGTTGGGGTAGAGATGATTGGGGTACAGAAGTTTGGGGTGCTCAAGGTATATGGTCTTTTGTAGATGTAACAGGACAACAATTAAATACTAATCTTGGAAATGAAAATATACGAACAGATGTAGATGTAGAGTTAGATACAGAATATAACCCTGGTTGGGGAG